GCAAGCCAAATACCTGACCAGATAGACCTGGGATGTTTACTGCGCCAACGGTGTTGCTTCCGTCTCCGTTAGCAGATAGAGCCAAGCGACCATCGGTTGCAGCAACCTTAGCCAACTTCACGTAGCCGTCAGTGCCGGTGAGGATGAACTCTGGGCGTAGACCGCTGTTTACGTAGATGTAAGCAGTTGCGTTAGCAATACCCTCAGCAAGAGAGCTTGGAGTTCCACCATCTGCATCAAATACCTTGCCAGTCCAAGTTAGACCGTCTAGGTAGTTCACTAGAGCGGTGTTGGTGGTGTTCGCGTAAGCAAGAGATAGACCTCTAAAGACCTCGTTCAAGGTGTTGATAGAAGCACGCTCGACATACTGGCGAGAGAAGCTGGTGTAACCGCCGTAAGTAGTTACCGGAGCGGTAACAGTCTCGAAGGTTAGGTTTCCGAAGCTTAGAGCCTCGTTCTCAGGGTCCTGAGCGCCAACAGCCAAGGTGTTGCTGTCGATCTGTGCATACTCAACAGTTAGACCGGAGGTCGGTAGAGGAGTGCGAGAGAAAGCAGAAACAGTTGGGCGGTTGTTGTTGATTAGAGTGTCTACGTAGCCGATGAAAGCTGGTAGAAGGGCTGCATCGCCAGAGTCAGAAGCGGTGCGAGCAAGCTGCTTTGCACTTTCGTCACCCTTTAGAAGCGCCTTAGCGAATTCAGCCTGGCTACGGATTTCCGGAGCGATGGCTGCTGGTGCGGATGGGGTAAGTCCTGCCTCTACAACGCGGCGCAATTCTGCAACCTCGTCCATTACAGAACGAACCTCAAGTTCCATGTTCTCAGACATAGTTCTCTTTTCTTGTTCGTTAGTGAGTTCCGCTTCCGGAGCTGTTTGCTCCTCGCGAACCTCGGTTATGTTTGCGCCTGCAAAGGCTGGAAAAGGCACGACAGAAACCTCTTTTAGAGATACCTTCGTGCGTGTAATCGTTGAGCCGTCTTTCTGAGATTCCTCAGGAATGAAGCCCACCGAAAACTTGTTTAGAACGCCATCGCGCATAAGAGCAAGAACTTCATCAGCTCTTTGAACACCCTCAGTTAGCTTGGCGATAATCTCGAAGCCTGCCTCGGTGTCGCGACCTTCAACAACTTTGCCAATTGGCTCCTCATGTCCGTAGAACAACTTGACATCTTCGACAGAATCGATTGCACCAGGCGCAAAACGCTCTTGATACATTCCACCGATGTCGGCAGTCTGCCCATAAGGGACCGCAAGCCCGACAATAGTTCTTTCCTCTAGATCAGCGCGAGCTTCAAAAGCTCTAGTTTCAATTTCAGACATTCAGTCCCTCTTTCTCTCGGACTTCCTCGGTAGATAGGAAGCCTGCTGCAATACCGGTTGAGTAGTAGGTGTAGCGAGTCTCCACGTCAGCGCGGAATAGGTGAGCGTAGTCAAACTCGACTCTGGTGCCTCTAGGTAGGCAGTTGCTCAGTGCATCAGTGATTGCATCGGTGTACGCCATCAGCGTGTGGCGATAAAAGACCTGATTCTCATCTTGCAGATTCGTATAAGTGTCGCTACCACCAGGAACAGTAGTGATAAGCAGACGAGCAGGAACACCGAAAAGGCGAGCAATAGAAACAGTGTTTTGCTCAACAATGTCAGTAAATAGGGCTTCACGCGGAGACAAAGCCACCTGTTGATAGTCGAAACCATTTCCCAATACCGCAATCTGTCTGTTCTGTTGCTTATTGTGCCAATTGTTAGTAACGGTGTCCGCTTGCTCGGCGTTTAGCGCTTGATTGGTCTTCAGGATGCCAGTAGGGACACCTGCCGAAGTAAACCAATTCTTGGCATAATCTCTTAGATCAAGAGCAGCGGACATGTCTGGTCGGCAAGTTTCGATAGGCGAGAGTCCTCGCAAGTTACCGGTCTTGCTGAAAAGCTTTAGGTGTTCAATTTCCCTGTTGGTGTAGGTCTTGCCCATGTAGGAGTATTCAACGCCCTCCATGATGTTTTGGTCGTTCTTCCAGGCAACAGATACAGCGGAAGCTGGGAGGATAGTCAGGTTGTTGACTTGCCCGTTGCTTCCGTAGTTCTTGAACCAGAAAGCGTTACCTTCAAGTGCCAGGCTAGTGACAGTCTGGAATAGGAAGTCGCGCTTGTTGCTGTTGATGTCAGGCTTGTTCACCAACACCGGAGTTTCAATCTTTAGCTCGATACCGGTAGCGAACCGGTAGGTGTCGATAGGCATCTTGCTAATCGGGTTAGCTATGATCTGCACCGCGCGGTAAACCGCCGTTAGGGTAAGCGCAGTATCCGGTGTAACGACAGCGGGAGTGCGGGTTGGGACAGTTGGTTGCGCAGCGCGAGTTTCAATCTCTCCGCCGAAAATTCTTTGCCAAAGGGAAGCCATAAGTTCCTAGTCTAAGTGCAATACAGCAATTAGAATACACCAATTGCAGCGTGTTCCGCTCTTGAACTCACATAAAGCGCCATAACAGTCGCCATGAGTGCATCAATCTCGCCCAGCGATTCCTTGCGTGAGATGAACCAACTTTCACCGGAATACTTAGCGATTCCCTTAGGTGACTGCACAATTAGCAACGGGTCGTTGTTGTGTTTTGCCTCGCCGTTAGCAAACATCGAGTAGACAATCGAGCAAGCAGCGCTGATTTCTTTGGTCCACAATTGCCAGACCGGGAAGCCTGCGAGCTTGAGTCGCTTGCCCAAGTTAGTTAATCCGCGATCATCGAGAGCAATCGCCCTGGGCGCGTAGCGGTGATGTAGCTCGACTAGAGCGTTGAAAAGCTGAGTCTCGTTAGGGCTTACAAAGGTTCTGACTAGTTCAGTGTGATGCTCTTCGCCAACCTGGTTAGCAAAGGCGATAGTTGCGTGTTCCCAGTTCTTGCTAATGTCCACAGCGAAGACTCCACCCTCTTGAGGAATGGAGAGTCTGTCTCCGGCTTTTCGGAAAGTATCCGAAGGTATCCAGCTCGAAGCAGTTCCGCTAATGAATTGGTTGAGCGTGTATCGCCTCACCTCATGCTCAGGCTGAGTTTTTAGGTCATTCATTACCCGATCTAGTGGAATTCTACCGCAGGCAATAGCAGGGTTGGCAGCCCTAATTGCATCAGGGTCATCTATCTTGGCGTGTTGCGGTGCTTCCCAGCAAAAGAAACCAAAGCGCTCAAGCTCAGGGTCACCGGCAGAAGCAGATTGCCCTTTCTTGTATAGGTCAAGCAAAGTCTCGCTGTTCTGATCACCGGCAGTTGTAATCCCAATAACCAAGCCGTTCTTATAGCTCTGTGTTCCTTTTACGGCTGCTGTCCACATGCCTTTTTTCGCCAGGTGCAATTCATCAAAGAGTGCCAAACTGATAGGAATGCCTTGTAAAGCTCCCTCTTTAGCGGGCTTTACATCGTAGCGACCTGTTCCGTCAGCGGTGACAATTCCTCTGGACTCGCTGGCTTTCTTGAAGCGCTTGGATAAGAAAGCGTTGCTTTGAATCCAGAACAATACGCGATTGTAAATAATGCGCGCTTGATCTATAGAACTTGCCAAGCTAATTACACTTGCGCCTGTTGGTTGGTGCATGAGCATCCCATAAGCTCCTCCAAGGGCTGAACCAATCAAACTTTTGCCGTTTTGTCTGCCCACTGAAATTACGACCTGACGATACCGAAGCTCGCCGGCGTTTGAGTGTCCTTCTGGATAGCGTTCAAGCACATGGCGAAATAACCATTTCTGCCACTCGTCTAGTTTTAACAGCCCTTCGCTTTCTGGTGATTGCCAGCTCAACTCCATTAGCTCAATGAGCTTATCGCCGTCAGTAGGGAAGTCCTCGCTGAGCGGTTGAGTGTAGATCGCTGGGAGCTGGAGCATTAGCGCGTGAGCAGTTCCTCAATGGGGTCAAAGTCAATCGCTTGGGCAGACAACTGCCTACTCAGTTCAAGGATTGTCTTTCGAAGTTCGGCTGCGGTGCTGGTGTGAGGGTTTTCATCAAAGCTTCTTGCCAAGGCGAGGGCTAAGCCTGCAATCACTTTTTGTTCAAGCCCAAGTTCGATGTCTGCAAGCCAGTTCGTTAGGTGTTCTTCAATCATTAGGTTCTATCCTCGGATAATTTGAGCAGTGCGTGAAAAAGAAAGT